ATCTATAATCTCGTATATACAAAAGGTTGTATTGTCGAATATCCTAAAGTTATGGTATTGGATAAAGAGGCATACAATAAAATAAAAGAAACGTATTAGTTTGTTGTATTATGGTTTAATATTATCTTTGCAAAAAAAAGATGGAAAATTGGAAGTTTATAAACGCTAATTATGAAGTTTCAGACAAAGGTAATATAAAGTCTGTAAATTATAGGGGAACGGGTAAAAGTGCGATACGAAAGCAATCTATTAGTAAAAACGGATATATGCGGGTAATACTATCAGATAATGGTAAAAACAAAACATATTTCGTTCATAGATTAGTTGCGGCGGCTTTTATTCCGAACCCGGACAATTTGCCGGAAATAGACCATATCGACGGCAACCGAGCCAATAACGATGCAACTAATTTACGTTGGTGTACGAGAAAGCAAAATTTGAATTATCAAAAAGCAATTAATAATAAACGTGAAACCATGAAGAAAGTAAATACATGGTTTAAGAAAACCGGAAAAAATAATCACAATGCAAAACCCGTTTATCAATATGATTTAGAGGGTAATTTTATAAAGAAATGGGATTGCATACATGATGCGCAAAGATGCGGTTTTAATCATGGAAATATTATTAGTTGCTGTAAGGGACGTTTAAAACATTATAAAAAATATATTTGGAGATATGAGTAAAAAACAGGTTGGAATTATCCGCAACAATGGCAACGTACATACGGCGCAAATTGGGTTTCATATCGGACGGGTTGGCGTATCTGTTTACGTCCGGGAATATTGGAAATATAAGAGTTGGTTTATTATTCCCGGCGTGTCTGTGGATGCGGTCAACGGTTACGACCGTTACGTTGACATTGAGGCGAAAATATTGTTTGTCGGCATTGGCATACGGTTTATATGGATTAAAAGAAAGGTAAAACGATGAAAGCAAAGATTTTATTATTATCTTTGGCAACGCTTTTGTTGGGGGCGTGTCAAAGCGAGAACGAACCAACGGAGGCATTTAATTTACTTCAAAAATCCGAGAGCATGGAAGAAAGAAACGAGTTTGTAACGAATATCACGGCGGCAATGATACAGATAAACGCCCCCCGGTATAATTGTGAGATTGTCGAAACCGCATTAGCGGGCGGCGATAGGGTACGAATTTGCGTAAAAGGCGCAAAGGAAGATTTGGACGCATTGTTTGACTATGTAAACGAATCGGGCAAAGAATGAGAGTAAAGCAACCCGAAATATTCGACCCGAAAAGGGAGTACAAGCCCGGCGAACGTGCCATTTACAAAGGCATGGTTATTATTGCCGAGTTATGGACGAAAGCCGCCCAAAGGTTAGCAGACGACCCCCCCGGAACCCTGTTTTGCCAACGGTGCGTCCGTTGCAAGATAGACCGGGACGTTTGCAACGGGGCGCACTTGCAATGCGATAAGTACAACAGAACCGACCGAAAAACGATATTTTGGCGGTTGGTATATCCGAAAACAGTAAGAACGAATAAAAAATTAGAGCGATGACAGAAAGTAAGTTAAACCCGTTTGATGCGGAATTGTTGGTTATGATTGGCGATATTGCCAAAAGCCAACCGGAGGTCGAGGAAAAACCCGACCGTTACGAAATCACGGTTGACACAACCGAGATACAGGGAAACGCAATTGAAGCACTAAAACAGGCAGTCGCCGGACGATTGGGAAAACGCTTGTTAGTTACCCACACGTTAGACGCCGACGTTGTTTTAAACGTCGAGTACGACCCGACGGAATACCCGGAACAAATCCGCACCCGGTTAGTTGAGCCGGACGCCACGGCGGGAACCCGATATTGCCGCACGTTGTTAGAAGTTGACGCAATACAGGTACGCCGGGACAATTTGGACGACCTGTTGAGATTTACCGGAGGCGGAACCATGACGATACCGAGAACCCCAAACGGGCGGGCGTTTTATTCGTTCACGGACGGCAACGGCATTTTCATTGACGCCCCGGAAACGTACTACATTGTCCGGGAGCCGGACGGACGATTGGCAATCCTTCCGGAAAGAGAGTTTAACCGGGAGTTTGAGCCGAAAGGCGTAAGCGTACCGAAAGAACCCGGCGATAAGGGATGCGGGAATTGCGCCAACTTTACAAACGAGGATGTCAACGGGAACGGTTATTGCGAGGCGTTCAAATGCGAACAATCGTGCGGCGTTATGCCGTGCCAAGAGTACAAACCTAAAAATCAATAAAGCGATGAACAAAAGAGAAAAATTTATGAAAGAGATTGCCGAGGTTATCAACCGTAATTCTTTGGAGGCGCATTTTAACGATACCCCGGATTACATATTGGCGAAAGTCACAGATGAAGCAATGGAGAATTTCGCCGAAGCGTCCGCACGGAGGGACAATTGGCACCGGTTCAAAGAAGCCGATAAGCCGGGCGAGGTTGTGCGGAATGAGGATTGCGACAATTGCCCGATTCGGGGGATTTGCCCGGAGCATAAGAAGCCGGAGGCGTTCGACGTCCCAAAGGAGGTGCGAGCAATGGCGGAATTTTTCGGCAAGATGTTCCCCGGTTCCAAAGTAGAAATACACCGGGTCGAAATGCCGAAAAGGAACCAACGGGATAAACGCCGGGCAAAGAAAAAAAGGAAAGGGGGCAACAATGGGAAAAAGTAATTGCCCCGGACAATCGAAGCCCGAAAAGATATGCGGAACGTGTCGATATTTAAACCCGGAATTTCCGGTAAATGGAAAGCCCGCCCCGGTATGTTTGGCAATAAAAGAAATGAAAGGGGGAACGGAATACAGCAACCCCCGTGGAACGCAACATTATTTTCGTTGCTCAAATGGGAGGTACGAAATAGGCATAAGCAATTAGGCAATCAGCCCCGGAAACAAAGCCGGGGTTTTGCCGTTTATATGTGAGAGAGAACAAACGGTTGGCAATGTACCGGAAAAGCCGTAAATTTGCCCCGTGGTTAAAAGATAACCGCCGAGATATAGAAAGTATTGGTTAAGACAATAAAGCCTCTTAAAATGGAAATTCCGTGCAAATGACTTGCAAATGGTAAGCAACGTTTTAAGGAGGTAAACAGGGAAAAGGATAAAGCCCGGAACGAAAGAACAAAGGCAAAGGAGCCGATAAGGAACCAAGCCAAAGGACGAAAAGGCGTAAAAGGCAGATTTTGACCCCTGTTTGACATTAAAAAAGGTTTGACGATGAAAAAATTGAACAAAGGGCGAAAGCCCCCCGGATACAACAAACGTTCCGAGGAACAAAGGATTTACGATGTACGGTTTTGCGCCGACTTGTTTTTGCGTGGTTATTCGTATCGAGAAATTGCCGACGCATTGAACCGGGATTTGTCCGCCCGTGGCGTTGGTTATACAATTTCGTTTCAAATGGTTTATTACGATTTGCAACAATGCCTTATCGAATGGAAGCGGGAACGGTTGGAAACAATCGACGAATATGTTACGCAGGAATTGCACAAGTTGGATAAAATGGAGCAACAAGCGTGGGAGGCGTGGGAGGTATCCAAAACCGGAAAGCAGCGCACCAAAGAGAAAACCAACCGGGGGCGTCCTATCAAAACGGATGCGACCGACGGCGACCCGGAATATTACGGGTATGACGAAACGACCGTTGAAACGTCGGCGGGCAATCCCCGGTTTTTGGACTTGCTGTTGAACATTCAACAACGCCGGGCAAAGATGTTGGGATTTGATGCACCCGTTAAAATCGAGATACCCGGATACAACGCCGGGACGGACGACGATAAACCGAAATACGATGTTAAGGCAATCCCGGACGACCTGTTGTTTGCCGTCGCCGACAAATTGCAGTCCGCCGAATTTCAAAAGACAATCGCCGAGAAAGGAGGGGCGCAATAATGGCAAAGCGAATGAATGTTGTTAAACAGGTTGTAACCAAAACGAACCATTATTGCGGGGATTGCGGACACGGTGTTTGGTATTTCGACCATGAGAATTTAGATGTTGCAAATAGATTGCCGATTTGTTGCCGTTGTCCGTTTACCCCGAACCGTTCCCGGATAAAGAGCGAAACGGCGTGTTTGAATTGGATACCGAAAAAGCCCGGCGAATTGATAGTTACACCCGATAAAATTGTACGACCATGAGCAACGAGGAATTATTGAAGATGTACGAGGCAATCAAGGCAGACCCCGGCGAATTGGTGCGAGCCGCCGCCCGTAAACGTCTTATCAACTTTGCCCGGTATATGCAACCGGATTTGGTATTGGAACCGTTTCATGTTGTATATTATACCCTGTTGGATATGTTTGCGCATGGCAAAATACGAAAGATGATTGTACAACAGCCGCCGCAACATGGGAAAGCGTTGCCAATAGATACCCCGATACTAACGACTAAGGGGTGGAAAGCGCACGGAGATTTAAAACCGGGCGATTTCGTTTTTGGAGATGACGGAAAGCCAAAGAAAGTGTTATTTAATTTCGGCAAATATATGTGGCATACAATGAAAATGGATTTTGCCGATGGTATTTCTGTAATATCAGCACATGAGCATTTGTGGAAGATATATGCCGACCACGATAATCATAAAGGCAGACAGGAAGAAATAACAGAAACACAAGATATATTCACGAAAAAGCACAGGCGCAGCCCATATATTAAGGCTGATGCCGTTTTAGATATGCCGCATAAAACCCTACCTATTGACCCGTATATTTTGGGATTATGGTTGGGCAATGGAATAAGTGCGCAGGGTGTAATAATATCCGGCAAACAAGATGTTAAGTCATATACCGGGATAGGAGAAATAAGAGAAGTAAAGGATGGATATTTTAGAGTATTAGTTCCCGGATTAAGCCGTAAATTACGTTTGTGCGGATTACTTGGGAATAAACATATTCCAGCAGATTATTTCACAGCCAGCGTAGAACAGCGTTATGAATTGTTGCGTGGATTAATGGATACAGATGGAACGGTGGATAAAAAAGGGCGTTGTGAGTTTACGCAAAAGGACGGGACGCTGGCTAATGATGTTTATATCTTGTTAAGGACGTTAGGAATAAAACCAACTAAACACATTTATGACGCTATATTAAATGGCAGAAGAGTAGGAAAAAAAATGCGTTTGATGTTTACACCCGATAAGAATGTTCAGATATTCAAATTAGCAAGGAAACAAGCCCGGATAGATAATAAAACGGCAAATGATAGAAACGATAAAAAGAAATTCTTTATACAGGCTATAACAGAAAATGCCGATGTTATGGTAAATTGCATACAAGTGGACGGCGGGATGTATTTAGCCGGAATGGATTTGATACCGACGCATAATTCGGAGGGGTCAAGCCGCAAATTACCCGCATTTATGTTGGGGT